GACTTTGCTCAAATCGGGTGAAGTCCGACTATTCCCACAACCTCTGGTAGTCTATTGGTAAGGACGGGTGGACAACACACATGGAAACTGGGTTCGATTCCCAGACAGAGGAACATTCCCTTGTAGTTCAGTTGGTAGAACGGAGGACTGTTAATCCTTATGTCCCTGGTTCGAGTCCAGGCGGGGGAGTTTTGCTGAGATATTGGTATGATTTATGTGGATGAAAATTTCTTGTCCATGGATGAATGTGGATACTTTGTAAAATTATTTCTTGAAAATAAAAATAAAACAAGAGAATATAGAAGCACAAAAATCCTTAGCACAAAACTTTTATACGATAAGAGTTTAGATGCATCTCTGCAAAAAATTACTAATAAAGTTAGAATATTATTTGATGTAGATTGTACTTTAAACAATTCTCAATTAGTTTTGTGGCCTTCTGGTTCATATCAAAATCCACACTATGACCCTCCAGGAGATCTGTGTGCATGTATTATTTACTTAAATGATAATTACAATGGTGGATCTACATCATTTAATGAAAACCTTAAAATTAAACCAGAAGTAGGAAAATGTTTAATATTTTCAAACTCTCAATACTTACATTGGGTTGAAAAAATTACAGAGGGGAATAGATATACTCTTTCAACTTGGTTTATAAATAAACTTAATAATTGAAAAAATATCATGATTGTTGTAAGATGCAAAGAATGCAATACTGAAATAACTAGTCATCCATCAAAAACACAATGTTGCGGTTGTCCAAATATGATGACTGTCTGTGGTGATAAAATTTCAGCATTGGATCTGGGTAAAGTTGTTATGACAAATTCTTTTACAAAAAAAGAAAACACCAAAACAGTTCTTTCTACAGAGGATTTATCCTTTCAAGAAGCAAGGAGACAACGAAAGGTTCGAAAATTGGACTTCGAAGTTCGTTGAATACTTGGAAAGGTGGTCGAGTGGTTGAAGGCTCTAGTCTTGAAAACTAGCGATGTGAAAGCATCCGTGGGTTCGAATCCCACCCTTTCCGTTTTAAGATAAATTACAAATTTAATAATTCCTTCAACAGTGTTACAGTATGAACACAAATGTTGATTTTTAAGATCGTGTAATTAGTATATAGTAGTATGCTAATTAAAAACTCATGGATCAACATACCTATAATAATTGGGTGAAGATCAAGGAAACTTTTGAGGAGTCTGGTAACACTGATAATATGTTCTATAAAAGGGCAGTGGAAATTGTTAAGACACGAAGAGATCCTCTCGCAAAATTTCTTGGAGATGAAAAATGATGCACGAGCAGGAAGAATTTATAACACGTTCCGAAGTCCAGGAGATGATAGATGATGCAATACGAAGACACAATCGTAATGCTTCGATTATTTCAATGTGTGTTGGCTGGGTTGTTCTTGCACTTTTTGCTGAAGGTCTTCTTCGACTCGTTGGAGTAATACCCCCTTTACTACCATGGCTCAAGATTACTCTGAACTAATATTTTTAGTTCCTTGGTTGGTTCTAGTGGGAATATCATTAACAATGATTGTGCAGGGATGGATGATAATGAATGCCTATCATGGATATTCAAAAAGTCCAAAAGTAAAACATCCAGAACTTAACGACGTTAAAGCAGGAGATCCTTTACTAGTGGTTAGATTTACAGAGGAAGAAATCGCAAAACTACAACAAAGAGTTACTGAACAAAAAATGATGGAACTCTTTGAAGAACCATCAACTTATGAGGACGAAGATGACGACGACAGATTGGATCGTATTCATTGAATTTTTTTCGCACATGCTCTATATGCTTATAGCGTTTATGTGTGGGATTATTATCGGTTATATAGTTGGATTTAGAAATGGAGGAATGTAATGAGTCACTTACTTGGAAGATTTCTTGTAATTCTAGCAATACCTTTTGTACTTTCTACTTTATATTTTGGGTCAAAGAAAGGAGGATACTATGATTCAAAAGATTACAAAGGAAATGGAACCGCACATTAGACAAAAATATAATTTTGCAATGTCTTCTTTTGTGAGAATGTATGGGCATTCTGTTATACATAACCACGATATTAAACAGTTTTGTAATGAGTGGTCTTTGTTGGAAGTAAATGCTCCATTATCGGGACTTGACGAAGTGGATCAATACATGTATTATGAATATAAAAACTGGAGAGGTAGGTAATTTATTTGTAATAAATATACATGAATCAACGGGATGTAGCTCAGCTTGGTAGAGCACTCGCTTTGGGAGCGAGTGGCCGTAGGTTCGAATCCTATCATCCCGACCTTTATTATCCTTCATAAAAAAATGCAGAACGATCAATCAATACAAAACGAAGTGGAATCTTTAGAGCAAGAAGAGTATATCGAAAATGATATAATCAAAGGAGATCATATAGTTTCTAAATCACAAGTTATTATTGAGAATGTAATTCCAGATTATCTTTTGGAATTGATTAGGAAAAGAATATCAGATATACCAGAAGATCAATGGGAACGGGGGCAAGTTGGTGATGCTAAGGGTGGAAAAGTTTATGAAGAAGTTAGAAGATGTGATGTTGCATGGTTGAATGAGTTAGACTGGCTTTGTGGAATTTTTACCCATTATTTTAATATTGCAAATTCTTCTTGCTGGCAATATGATGTTACTAAATTTGATTCGATACAGGTAACAAGATATAGAAAAGGAAATTATTATGACTGGCATGCCGACTATGGATCATCTTTTGATTCTAGTTTGACTAGAAAAATAAGTGCTAGTATGATAATAAGTGATCCATCAGATTATACTGGAGGTAAATTGCAAGTGATGGATTATCATGGTAAGATTTCATCTTGTGAAAAGAAAAGGGGTAATATCATTTTCTTTGATTCAAGAACACCACATAGAGTTACTCCAGTTCTTGATGGTGAAAGAATTTCTTTAGTAGCATGGATGCTTGGACCAAAACTGAGGTGAAACATGGAAGAGTTTACTGTAGAAGAATTTCAGTCCGATTTTGATAATCTGATATCTAGAGTTGAAAATGGAGAATCATTTATTATTAAGGATGGAAATAATACTGCTGTTATAGTTCCCTACAAGGAAACTATAAAGTGTGCATTGGAGTCTTTGGTTTCTGATACTGATGATGAATTGATACGGATTCACACTGATCATTGTGACGCTTGTTAAACCGTCACACTTCACTTGACTCTGGGAAAAATTTTTCCTATAATATTAAGGTCAACATTCAAAACAATGACTCTCACTTCTAAATTCAAGAAAGACGTTCAAACACTTCGCGGTGCAGCAAATGGTGATTTTTACCTTGATGTAAAGAATCCTAAACTTTTCAAAAAAGTTCGCCGCTACTATGAAAACGAAGGTGTAGTATTTTCTGGTGATCCTCTTGATGACTATGAAATGCTAATGGAATATGTTCTTGCTGATCTTGAATCTGTCGAGGTTGCTTGATGAAAGTAGTCAAAAAACCAACAGTTCTTATGGAACGCTTTCCGTATCGTTATGTACAATGTGGTACTTTAGAAATAAATGGAAAACCAGATTATAGAATTCAAAAAGTAGATTCTTATACTGGAAGATATCGTGATATGTATCTCTTAGATAATGAGATGCAACTATTAACTGCTATGGAAGATCATGACTATACTTGCTGGTTAGATCCAGATGGTGTACCAGCTTACGTTAAAGATGACTGAGACACGGATGGTCTATAACAGAACTGGTCGGAGCATCATTGGTTTCCTAGTTTCCCTAAAACTAGGTGGTGGAGTCAAATGACCCTTATAAATTGAATACTCTAAATAAAATTAGTCAAATTAGAAAAAAATGGCTAAGACAACACAACCAAAGCAACATACTTATGGCGCAGCGGCACCTACTCCTACTTCCAACAACTTAGATATATCTAAGTTAGAAGAAAAGATTGCTATTCTTGAGGATAAGTTAAATCAAAAAGAAGCAAATAGAGTTTCTTTGAATATTTCTAGTTTACCTTCTCTCCTTCCTAGGAGAGAAACTGAGGTTATCCAAAGAGTAGATGCTATTGAAAATAGGTTAGAAGAGTTAATAAAACTTCTAGCAGAATAATTTTTTTAATGGAGAGAGAAATCTCTCCAATTTTAATATACAAAAAATGATAGAATCATATATAGATTTCAAAATCATAGATAACTTTTTTCCTGAAGATAAGCATCAGTTTGCTCTTTCTAAATGTAGAGAACTTCCATATTTTTGGGGAGAAACTGAGGGTGCATCGTATCCTCCTACTGGAATGGTAGCGGATGTTGAAGAAGAATCTTCTCTTTATGATTTGTTTGTAACAACAATAAGAGATAAGGTTGAACAATATAGGGAAAGAATTCCTGCAAAATTTTATGTGAATTTATTCTCTCCAAAAGAATTATCATATTATCATGTAGATGCTCAAAAAAATTTTACTGGAACGACTTTAATATATTATCCTCAACTGGTATATGATAAAAATGATGGGGGAGAAACACTATTTTTTGATGAAGAAAAGAATATAGTGTTTGGAGTTCCACCGATACCAAATAGACTTGTGATATTTGATAGTAAAATCCTTCATAAAGCTACATCATTTCATAGTAGGCATAGATTCACTGTCGTAATAAAATATTGCGACCAGATAAGTTGATATATTGTTTCATTTCTAATATAATATACAAAGAGATTAAATTAATTTTATGAGCGAATGTACTAAAACAGCACTTGTTCTTGGTGCTGGTGGCTTTATTGGAAGTCATATGGTAAAAAGGTTGAAGTCTGAGGGATATTGGGTCCGTGGTGTTGACCTTAAATATCCTGAATTTTCTGTATCTGAAGCAGATGAATTTATTCAGGGAGACTTGCGCGACATGAGTTTTGTTCGCCGTGTTCTTGAATTCAAAGGAGAGCAGGGTAATTTTTACGCTAATGTTCCTTACCGTTATATTGTTCCTTTCCATGAAATTTATCAGTTTGCTGCTGATATGGGTGGGGCAGGATTCGTCTTTACTGGCGAAAATGATGCCGATATCATGCATAACTCGTCACAAATTAACCTTAATGTTCTTGAAGCACAACGCCAGTTGAATGAGACATTTGATGGAGTTGATAAAGAATGGACTGTATGCAATCGTCCTGTTTTAGATTATAAGACTAAGATTTTCTATTCTGGTTCTGCTTGCATGTATCCAGAGCACAATCAATTAGACCCAGATAATCCAGATTGCCGTGAAGAATCAGCATATCCAGCAGCACCCGATTCTGAATATGGTTGGGAGAAACTGTTCTCAGAGCGGTTGTTTTTCGCTTATTCTCGTAATTATGGGATCCCTGTTCGGGTTGCTCGGTATCATAATATCTTTGGACCAGAGGGAACTTGGGAAGGTGGAAGAGAAAAAGCACCAGCAGCAATCTGCCGTAAAGTTGCCTATCTTCCAGAGGAAGGCGGAACCATCGATGTGTGGGGAGATGGCCTACAAACTCGTTCCTTCCTGTATATTGATGAATGCATCGAAGCAACCCGCCGAATGATGGAGTCTGATTTCCAAGGACCAGTTAATATTGGTTCAGAAGAAATGGTAACTATTAATCAACTTGTTGATACTGCCGCTAAAGTTTCTGGTAAGAATGTAGAGAAGAATCACATTGATGGTCCTCTTGGCGTTCGTGGTCGTAATTCCAACAATGATCTTATTCGTGAAAAACTTGGTTGGGATTATTCTCAGACTCTTGAAGATGGAATTCGTAAGACTTATAATTGGATCTCTGAGCAAATTAAAAACAAATGAGCAAATCAATTACTGTAGTTTTGAACGCTTATAAGCGTTCAAATTTGAAGGAGCAAGTTGATGCAGTTAGAAATCAATCTGTTCCAGTAAAAGAAATTTTTTACTGGCAGAATACTGCTCCTGGATTTGATTATGATGAAGACACTTATATGGAGCTTAATGCTGCACTAAGTAATTATAATTATGGTGTTTGGGCACGGTTTGCGTATGCTTTAAATGCAAAGAGTGATTACATATGTGTACTTGATGATGATACGATTCCAGGTTCTAGATGGTTAGAGAATTGTCTTACTACTTATGAAACACATCCTGGACTTTTGGGTGGTATTGGACTTAGGTTTAAGAATGGAAACTATGAACTAGATCAACTTCCTGATGGAAAGTATGCTAGATTTGGGTGGGATAGTAATCCTATTTGCTCTGGTAATAATACGGAACCACAAGAAGTTGATATTGTTGGGCACTCTTGGTTCTTTGCTAGAGATCTTCTTTCTGTCTTTTGGAGGGAGCTCCCTGCAGAACAATGGAGTATGCTTTGTGGGGAAGATATTCACTTCTCATATATGCTTCAGAAATATACTGATCTAAAAACATATGTTCCCCCCCATCCTCCAAATGATCAAACTATGTGGAGTAGTTTAAAAGCAGTTCAATATGGTGGTGATCAACATGCAACTGCAAATATAACAACCCGCACTGGAGAGATGGCTAAATATCTTGCTTACTGCGTTGAAAACGGATTTAAACTTTATAAGGATAGAAACTGATGGATTTGATGGATGCTAAACCCTTTGAACCTTACATTGAAGTTCTGGGCAAAAAAACAAATAAGTATGCAAAATTAATTTCTGCTGCTCTAGATAAAGCAGTTAAAGATGAATCTAAACTACCAGATTGGATTCTCACTCTCAATGGAATGTCTGGAAAGAGATATCGTAGATTTATTAATAATTTAGTAGAATCAGTTGATGATGCTAGGTATCTTGAGGTTGGATCTTGGAAAGGATCTACTGCAACTTCTGCAGTCTATGGAAATAAAGTAAAGTCAGTTTGTATTGATAACTGGTCTCAGTTTGGAGATGTTCGTAATGCTTTCTATGAAAACATTCAGCGTTGTACAAATGACGAAACTATTGTAGAACTATACGAAAGTGATTTTCGCCAAGTTGATTACACTTCACTAGGAAAACATAACATTTATTTCTTTGATGGTCCTCATGAAGAAGAAGATCAGTATGATGGTTTAGCACTAGCTCTTCCTGCACTCGATGATACCTTTATTCTCTTAGTTGATGATTGGAATGATCCACGTCCTAGGGATGGTACAGAGAGGGCAATTAAAGAACTGGGAATTGAGGTAATTTACTCTATGCAAATTAGAACAAGTAATGGTGTAGATGTTGTTTATCCAACCCCTCACGTTTTAGAGAATAGTGATTGGCATAATGGTTACTATGTTGCTGTCTGTAAAAAATAATGGCTGAACTACACAATCTAAGATCTGACTGGTTTGAGAATGCTGGATATAGTCAGAAAATTATAAATGATTTTTCATATGTACTTGTAATTCAAGGTCCAACTACATATTGCAGAGAACTTGTAGAGTTTTATAAAGGTTTTATTTGTGTATGGTCAACATGGTCAAATGAACCAATTGAAAATTTGAACTATCTTAGAGATCAAGAAAACGTTCATTTAGTTGTTACTGACTTACCAGACTTTTCTAGTAAAGATCTTTCTCACTTATCTAATCATGCTGCTTGGACATTAGAAAGAGCAACATATCAATTTACATCTACTTTGCGTGGATTTGAGTATGCTCATAAACAATTTGATAGTGTATACGCTATCAAGATTAGATCAGACTTTCTTGTAGATGTTGGAACAGTCATTGAGAAGTCAAAACCAAATTCTTTCAATTGTTTAGGATGGCATACTGGTAGTGTTGGATATCTTGTAGATTATTGTTTTGCCGGACAGACTGGACTCATTACAGAATTAATGAGGATATCTTTGGATTTAAATCATCCATCCCATTCCGAAAACGTACTAACATATTCTCTACTAGAAAAACTAAGAATTAGAGAGGTTGATTATTTTCTTGATAGATCTTTGTATACATATTCTTTGAAACACAAGTATGATACTGAGTTGTTTTTGGGCGAAATTGAAAAGGGTAAATGGATAAATGATAAAAGTAAATTGCATGTATCAGATAATGTGATGCACACATTTACTAAAGATAATCTTCCTGATAATTATCCTTTAACTTATGGATGGGGACCTGGAGTATGAAAGACTATAAAAAAGAAATAGAATTTTTCTACAACAAATTAGTAAATAAAGAAAATTTTGCTCTAGGAAAGTTTGCCGATGGGGAATGGGGAGCAATTAAAGGAACACAATTTTTACCAGCAAATGGGGAATGGGCTGCTAATGGAGATCATCCCCTTTATGAAATTGCTAGGAAAGAACTAGAAGATGCTTTGAAGTATCAACACCCAGATTATTATGTTGCTATTTGTCCATGTTATCAAGATACCATTTCTTTTTCTGGACAACCAGAAAGTAATATTACATATGCAAATATCTTTGTAAATTCAAATTATGAATTCTATAAAGAAAAGTATATCGAAATTTATAATCAATATGATATTCATTTGGTAACTCATAAAGATACTAATTTGGAGAATCTTCCATTTAAGGTGGAAAAATTTTATCCAATAGAGTATAATGCTTGGGTATTAAATAGAGATCTTCCAGATCAAATTCTTGAGCAAAATCTAGAGGGTAAATTATTTTTGTTTGCTGCTGGATCTTTTGCAAATATTCTTGCCCATAAACTATGGGATAAAAATAAGAAGAATATTTATCTTGACGTTGGTTCTACTCTTAATCCATGGACTCAGATTGAAAGATTGAAGAGAGATTACTATATGGGAAATAAGGAACTGGAATGTCTTGTTTGTCCATGTCCAAATTATAAATCAATTTAATTAGATATGTTATCATTTAATAGACTTGGAAATCTTGGTAGACTAGCAAACCAGATGTTTCAATATGCAGCTATCAAAGGGATTGCTTCAAATAGAAATTTAGAATTTTGCATCCCACCAAAAGAAATTTTTGGAATGCAAGATCCTATGGTAAAAAATTCGGATACAACTTTGTATGATTGCTTTAAGTTGTCTGAATTTAATATTGGTCTACCACCAAAAAATACTCCAGTAGTGGAATCTACTTTTTCATTTGATGAAAATCTTTTTAATAATTGCGAAGACAATATAGATTTGATTGGATATTTCCAAACAGAAAAATATTTTAAGCATATTCAAGATGAAATAAGAAAAGATTTTACCTTCAAAGATGAAATTTTTCATCCAACCTTTGATAAATTTAATGATATATTCTTTGGAAATGAAGTATTATCTCTACACATTCGTAGAGGAGATTATGTAAATCATAGTGCTCATCCTGTTCAACCGATTTCTTATTATAAAAAGGCTCTAGATTATTTTGATGAATCTCTCCCTGTGATTATTTTCTCGGACGATCCTGATTGGTGCATGGAACAAGATTTATTCTCTTCGGATAGATTTTTGGTTTCGGAATCTCAGGATAGTAATGTTGATTTATGTTTAATGAGTCTCTGTAACTATCATATTATTGCGAATAGTTCTTATAGTTGGTGGGGATCTTGGCTTGCTAAGAGTAAGAAAACTATTGCTCCTAGTAACTGGTTCTCTGGTGAACTATCTCATAAAGATACCAAAGACATTTATTGTGAAGGTTGGGAGATTATTTGATGTCTGATCTTACTGTTATACTTCCTTGTGCAGGAGAGGGAACTCGCCTTTCCCTACCCTACCCAAAGGAAGTTTTTTCAATTGAAAAACATAAGTCTCTTATTGACTATAGTTTTGATTTATTTTCAAACTATGGACGTAGAGATGTTCAATTTGTTATTACATTGAATGAACATAAAACTGAAATTGTAAAATACCTAAGTCGATATAAGCATCGATTTAATATTTCATTTACATATTTTAATCCAACTGAAACAGAGTATACTGGATCTATTAAGAGTGCTAAGCATCTTTTTGGTGAGAAGAATCTTGTTCTTCTTCCCGATACTTTTCTAAAGATGAAAACCTCTGATGATATTTTGGATCTTGTAAATAATAGTCTAAATGAGACTGGATTTACTTTCTTCTTTAAGAGAGAAAATAATGCAGAGATGTTAAAAACAAAAGGAGCACTTGTTATCTCGGATGATAACCAAGTATTGGATTATGAAGATAAACCACAAGAAAACTTAGATAGATTCAATGCTTTCTGGTGTGCTTTTGCATTTAGAAAAAGAGTGTTTGATTCATGCATAGAATTCATGGAAAAGTCAACACTCAATCATCGTTTGTTGGTTGGGGAAATTGAGAACACTCCACTATATAATTCAAGAGCTATTGAAGTAGATGAGTATATCGATCTTGGGACGTGGGAGCAAATTTATAAATTCATCTCAAAAAATGGATAAAAAAATTATTGTTGATTGCGACGGAGTTCTATTAGATTGGGCATATGCCTTTGATGTTTGGATGGGTGAGCATGGATATCAAAGAATTTCAAATACAAACCACCATTATGGGCAAGCACTAAGGTATGGTATAACCGAAGATGAAGCTGCTAGGCAGATTAAAAAGTTTAATGAATCTGGATGTGTTGGATTTATTCCTGCGTACAAAGATGCTGTTGAATATGTAACTAAGCTCTATAATATTGGATGGAGATTTGAAGTTATTAGTTCCTTAGATAAGGATAAGTACGCTCAAAAACTTAGAGAAAAAAATTTAATCCACGTCTTCGGTAATGTATTTGATTTTATTGATTGTGGATTAGATTATAATGTTGGTAAAGAGGATTATCTAATTAATCGATATAGTGGTAAAGGATACTACTGGATAGAAGATTCTGTTAGAAATGCTCAATCTGGCTTGAAAGCTGGACTAACAAGTGTTATAATGGATCATGATTATAACAAAGAGTGGGAAGGACTCAGAGTTAAGAATTGGAAAGAAATTTACGCACTAACATCAAATGACTCCCCATATTGAAGCAAAAAAAGGAGATTATCATCCTACAGTTTTAATGCCTGGTGATCCACTTAGAGCAAAATGGATCGCTGAAAATTTTTTAGAAACCTATGACCTTGTTAATGAGGTTAGAAATTGTTTAGGGTATAGTGGAACTTATAAAGGAAAACCTGTATCTATTCAAGCGAGTGGAATGGGTCAACCTAGTCTTGGAATTTATGCTCATGAATTATATAACTTCTATGATGTTCAAAGAATAATTAGAGTTGGTAGTTGTGGTGGAATAAATTCCTCTTTGAGAGTTGGAGATATTGTCGTTGCATTAACTGCATCTACCGATAGTGCTATGACTAGTAATCTTTTTCCTGGATTCACAATCTCTCCATGTTGTGACTATTCTCTCCTTAAAAATTATATGGAAGTAAATCCAAAAGCATATGTTGGAGCAATGATATCTAATGATTATTTTTACCAACCAGATAGAAATTGGTTTAGATCATTATCTGGGTATGGAATTCTTGCTGTAGATATGGAAACTCATTTATTGTATTCTATTTCAATGAAAAATAAAAAACAATCTCTTTCCGTAAATACGGTTTCTGATCATTTGTTTGGTGGGGTAGAGATGTCTAGTTCGGAAAGAGAAACTGGTTTGTTTAAAATGGTAGAATCTGTTCTTGAGAGTTTAGTATGATTAATCTATTTTATGACCCTGGTTATTGGGGTGGATCTTCTAGAATGAATGGTCCAAGAAAAGTAGTAGATAATTTGTTCAATAGTCTAGAACAAGAAAATATTGAATATGCTATCAACGTTGAAAAGTATAAGTATAATTTTCTTGTCCATTATGATTATCGTGGATATTTAAAGCATTCTGAATTAACTTTGGAGAATTGTATCATTGGTCCTCAGATATGGTTTTTTGATCAGCATGTTAAAGAACTTCAGCAATATCCAGAAAGATATAAGTCTATTATTGTTCCATCAGAATGGGTTAAAACTTTAGCAATTGAAAAGTTTGGATTTGATCGAGTTGATGTATGGCCAGTTGGAATCAGGCATTCAAATTTAAACCGTAATGTTAAGTATGATTGTTTGGTTTACTTTAAGAGAAGATCTCGGGAAGAATTAGATAAAGTTAAAACCTTCTTGGAATCTAAAAATCTAACATATAATATAGTATCATATGGAAACTATGAAGAATCTGATCTTGAATTGTTGGCTAGTCAGTCAAGGTTTTGTTTCCTTTTAAATGGAACTGAGAGTCAAGGTATTGCAGTCCAAGAAATAATGGATTTAAATGTTCCTTTATTTGTTTGGGATTTGGAATACTGGAATGATCAAGGTGAAGCATATAAGGTTCCTGCATCATCCGTTCCATATTGGTCGGAATTGTGTGGTGAAAGATTTTATTTGGAGTCTCAGATGGAAGAGACATTTGATAGATTTTATAGTAATATAGATATATACAGTCCGCAGAAATATGTGGAAGAAAACCTATCATACAAAGCATCTGTAAATAAACTTTTGGAGATATTATGCTGATAAATTTTGCTAATTTATATGAAAAATATAATATGAATATTCGTGGTGTACTTCATATTGGAGCACACTATGGTGAGGAAGTAAAAGATTATATTGATTATAAAATTAATAATCTTGTATTTTTTGAGCCTCTTTCAAATAGTCTAGAAATACTAGAAGAAAATCTATCAGTATATGCAGATAAAGCAAATATTCAAATATTTCCATATGCATTAGGTAATGAAGAAAAAGATGTTGAGATGTATGTAAGTGATCATGGTGGAATGTGTAGTTCCGTTCTAAAACCAAAAATTGTTTTGGAACAGTATCCAGGTATTAAATTTCCTGGTAAAGAACTGGTAAAAATGATCAGATTGGATGATGCAGAAATAGACATTACTGATTATAATTTCATGAACATTGATGTTCAGGGTTATGAATTAGAAGTTTTGAAAGGATCCGAAAAGACTTTGAATAATATTGATTATGTCTATACTGAAATTAATGTAGATGAGGTATACGAAGATGCACCTCATGTTGATAAGTTGGATGAATTCCTATCAACTTATGGATTTGCCAGAGTAGAAACAGATTTATCTGGGACTACTTGGGGAGATGCTTTTTATATCAAAAACAAATAAGGATTAAATTAATGTATAACGTTTCTAGAACATGTCAGGTTAATGACCTGAATTCAATTTATATGAAGTATTTTGGGTATCCTTCAAAAGGGTTCTTTGTTGAAGTTGGTGCCTTTGATGGAGAATCATTTTCAAATACTTCTTGTTTGGCAGATCATGGTTGGAATGGTATCTATGTGGAGCCAATTGAACCTCATTATAATGCCTGCATGAATCGTCATAAAGATAATGATGTTTATGTAGTTAATTGTGCTATTGGTACTCAAGAAGGTGAGATTGATATCTACGTTGGTGGTCCTTTGACTACTTCAGATCCTGAGCAAGTGAAGAGATACTCTGAGATTGATTGGGCTCAACACATTCCATTTTCTCACGGAAAGTGTGAGCAAATGAAACTCGATTCACTTCTGGAACATTTTGAAGTGGAACCTGGATTTGATATTCTTGGTGTTGATGTTGAAGGTCGTGAGCATGATGTTTTTGATTCTTTCGATCTTGCAAAGTGGAAACCAAAGATGATGCTTGTTGAACTGGAAGATGAGCATGAATCATTCCAAAAGTATCAAGATCATGTTGAAGTTCATAAAACTCTAAGAGATAAGATTCATTCTCATGGGTATGTTGAAATTTACAAAGATCATATCAATACAATTTTTGTACGTGAAGACTTTCAAAAATGAAAATTTGCATTCTAACTATTGCTACAAATAAGTACATTCATTTTGTACAAGATCTTTATAATAATTTGGAAGAATTTTTTCTACCAGATTATGAAAAGAATTGCTTGCTTTTTACAGATCATGAAATAGAAGAGTCTTCTGATAATGTAAGAATCCATCAGATTGAACATGAAGCATGGCCAATGCCTACTTTAAAGAGATATAATTATTTCATTAAAGAAAAAGAGTTCATTCTTCAACATGATTATTGTTTTTACTTTGATGTTGATATGGCTCTCAGACAAGTTGTTGGTGATGAAGTTCTTGGAGACTTAGTTGCTACGAATCATTTTTATCAATCTCGTTTTAATTCTGAGGGACAATCTTTTGATAGAAATCCAAACTCTCTAGCATATGTCCCTTTTGAAGAAAAATCAGTTTCTTACTATGCTGGTGGATTTAATGGGGGTAAAACTGAAACATTTTTGAAAATGTCTGAAGTAATTGCTAATAGAGTTAATGAAGATCTTAAAAAGGGAATCGTTGCAATATGGCATGATGAATCTCATATGAATCGTTATATGATTGATAACCCTCCAACACTTACTTTATCTCCTGATTATTGTTATCCAGAACCAGAACTTGGTAGGCATCCGAATGATAATCCAAAAATTATTGCACTTTTAAAGAATCATGGCGACCTTAGATCTTAGAGAAATTCCTGCAATTTATATTAATTTAGATTCTGATATTGAGAGAAAAGAGAAAATGGAGTCCATGCTGAAAGAGTATGGATTTAAAAACATAATCAGACTTTCAGCTACTAAACATCAAGATAGACTTGCAGGATGTTCTCACTCTCACTTTAATGCACTTAATGAAGTTGATGCTCCATTTATTGTTTTTGAGGATGATTGTGTCTGTAAAAATACAGATCCAGTTATAACAATTCCAGATGACTCTGATGCAGTTTATCTTGGTATTTCTTCTTGGGGAAGAATGAATAGTCATTCTGGACCTTGTGTTTATTATGAAGAAGTGGTAGACTTTCCAGGTATAGTTCGTGTGTATAATATGCTAGGAGCACATGCTATTCTTTATTTGAGTAAAGAATATGCAAGTGTTTGCTCTAGGATTTCTAATCATTTTTATGAAACTGCTTACCATCAAGACATTGGTTTTGCAGAAATTCAAAAATATTTTAGTATTTACTCTTTTGACGATCCTATATTTTATCAAACGAGCTCAAATGGAACAGATCAAAAATTAAGTTCTTATCCTAGTGTTGAATTTATTCAATTCAACAAAAATTTCTGGAAACCTACTGGATTTTATTCATGAAAAGTTTAGTTACAGGTGGAGCTGGATTTATCGGTTCTAACCTTGTTGATCGTCTTATTGAAATTGGACATGAAGTTATCGTAATTGATAATGAGCATTCAGATGCACATGATCAATTTTACTGGAATGATAAAGCACAAAATTATAAGTATGATATTCGTGACTATGAAAACACACGCCCTCTTTATGATGGTGTAGATTATGTTTTTCATATTGCAGCAGAAGCACGCATTCAACCTTCTATTGAAAATCCTATTGAAGCGGTAAGTATTAATTCCGTTGGTACTGCAACAGTTCTTCAATGTTCTCGTGAGGCAAGAGTTAAGCGAGTAATGTATTCTTCCACGTCTTCTGGATATGGAATGAATCAGACACCTAATATAGAAACACAACCAGACGATTGTTTGAACCCATACTCTGTTTCAAAAGTAAATGGTGAAAAACTATGCAAGATGTATACAAATCTATATGGTCTTCAAACTGTTTGTTTTCGATACTTTAATGTTTATGGAGAACGTCAACCTCTCCGTGGACAGTATGCTCCTGTGATTGGTATTTTTCTTCGCCAACGTGCTGCGGGAGAACCACTAACTATTGTTGGTGACGGAAATCAACGTAGAGACTTTACGCATGTTAGCGATGTTGTGAATGCAAATATCATGGCGGCTATTTCCAATCCTGATCCAGATGCATTTGGGCACGTTTATAATGTTGGAACTGGAAATAATTATTCTATCAATCAAATTGCTAGAATGATTGACCATCCAACTGTTAATATTGCTCCTAGACCTGGAGAAGCAAGAGTGAGTCTTGCAAATAATCAAAAAATTAAAAAAACTTTTGGGTGGAGTCCAGTAGTAAAACTTGAGGAGTGGTTGAATGGACAAAAATAAATCTATGTATAAGCTGGAAGGTTTTGGACCTGTTTATTGTATCAATCTTGACGGTCAACCAGACAGATGGGAGTACATGAAATCTCAATTTGAATATTGGGGGATTGAAAATTACACTAGAATCTCCGCATGTGATGGTAGAGATGATGATCTTGGCGACATATTAAAAGGTAGGTATCCAGAAAATGTTTCTTCTGGTGAAGTTGGTTGTATTACTTCTCATTTGAAGGCAATTAAATATTGGTATGAAACTTCTGATAGTCCCTACGCAGTCATTATGGAAGATGACTGTAAATTGGATGTTGCTAGATATTGGAATTTCACTTGGAGAGAATTTTATTCCAAGATTCCTTATGATTGGGATGTAGTTCAATTAGCAATAATTTGTACTGGTGATATTCATGTATCATTGCATAAGAGATTTGTTAATGATTTTTCAACAGCTTGTTATATTATCAATAGGCATCATGCTGAGAAACTACTGAGATTTCATACTAAAGGTGATAAATTTAAACTTGATAATGGTATTAAACCTCGTCCAGTTGCTGATGATTTGATTTATAATTCAGGAAATACTTATAGTATTCCTCTCCTTCTTTATCACATTCCTCTTGGATCTTCTATTCATCCAGAGCATATTGATGCCTTTCATAAAGGAAGTCACGATGGAATTCTCAATTTCTGGTCCCAAAACGGAGCAAATATTGATTTGACTGCTCTTATGGATTACAACCCTTATCTTGGTAGAGTTACGGAACCTTCACAAAAATAACTTGACTGATCCCAAAATAAATGTTAAGATAAGTCCCATGACCAACCATGCCGCAACTACTTGCATGGTTGGTCACTATGTCGTTTAGTACTAAAACACTTTTATGAAACTCAAACAACTGATGCTTGCACCTGTTGCTCTGGGAATGGTTGCTCCTGTTGCTGCGAATGCGGCAGATCTTAATATGGCAGCAGTCAATCAATATTCCTCTGAGCAGGTTACCAGCGTCAATCAACTCTCTGATGTGCAACCAACCGATTGGGCATATCAGGCACTCAGCAACCTTGTAGAGCGTTATGGTTGCGTTGCTGGTTATGCAAACGGCACCTATGGTGGTGGTCGTGCAATGACCCGCTATGAGGCAGCAGCACTTCTCAATGCTTGCCTTGATCGTGTAACTGAAAACACTGATGAACTGAAGCGTCTTGCTGATGAGTTCCGTAATGAACTTACTACAATTCAAGGTCGTGTTAATTCTTTAGAATCTTCTGTTAGCTCTCTTGGTGCATCTCAATTTTCCACTACTACTAAACTGCGTGGTGAAGCAAACTTTGTTCTTGGTGGTGTAGATGACTACCGAACCAAAGGTGGTGATGTAACTCGTACTGCATTCAATTATGATCTGCGCCTGAGTCTGGATACTTCATTTACTGGTTCTGACTTGCTACGTACTCGTCTGCGTTCTGCTAACTTTAGCAGTGATCCATTTGGTTCCAGTTCTTCTCTATTTAAACTGGATAAGGCGGACAATACCTCAAGTGAAGTTGGTAACAACGTAGTTATCGACCGTCTATTTTATCAATTCCCTGCTTTCAACGACAAAGCAACTCTAACTGCTGGTGCTATTGTTCGTAATACAGAAATGTCTTGGGTTCCTTCTGCATATAAGTCTGGTATTCTTGACTTCTTTGCTGTTGCTGGTACTCCTGGTGTTTATAACAAGGCAACAGGTGCTGGTTTTGGTGCTCAATATGACTTTAAAGGTATTGTAGCTGGTGTAAACTATGTTGCTCAAGCGGGTCAGGATAGCACTCGTGGTGAGTTTGATGAGTCTGGTGCTCTGAATACTCTCGCACAAATCGGTTATCGTGGTACTAACTGGGGTGCTGCATTTGGTTATCGTTATGGTACTGAAGGCACTCGTGTTCGTACCTACAAC